TTGGGTTTTATTAATCAAAGCACTACAAAGCAAAAGCAAAGACGTATTTTACGTTGGTCCCACATTCCAACAATCAAAAGATATTATGTGGGGTATGCTAAAGGAGTTAGGGCAGGATGTTATAAAATCTGCTCACGAAAACACAGCAGTGTTAACTTTAGTCAACGACAGAAAGATATACCTTAAAGGCTCAGATAGACCAGATACTTTGAGGGGTGTAGGATTGGAGTACGTTGTACTTGATGAATATGCCAGTATGAAGCCTGAAGTGTGGGAAATGATTTTAAGACCTACTCTTGCAGATGTAAAAGGTGGTGCTATGTTTATTGGTACTCCTGCAGGAAAGAATCATTTTTATAAACTATACATAGAAGCACAACAAGATGATGACTGGCAAGCATTTCAATTTAATTCTACAGATAATCCATTACTGGACCCCAAAGAAATCGCTGCTGCAAAGAGTACAATGTCTACTCAAGCGTTCAGGCAGGAATTTGAAGCCACCTTTGAATCCTTCACAGGAGGAATATTTAAGGAAGAGTGGATTAAGTATGTCGATAATGAAACAGACTTTGCGGAAGGTACAATAGGTCATTATGTAGTTGCAGTAGACCCAGCAGGGTTTGAAGCAGCAAGTAAAGACAGAGGTTTAAAGTCAAGTAAGTTAGACGAAACAGCAATATCAGTAGTTAAGATTGTTAATGATGAATGGTTAGTAAAGGATATATATCATGGTAGATGGGGTATTAAAGAAACTGCTTTTAAAATACTACAGGCTGCAATTGAAAGTCAAGCAACTACTGTCGGAATTGAAGCCGGAGCGTTAAAGAACGCAATCATGCCTTATCTTGAAGATGAGATGAGGACACACGGTAGATGGGTTAACATAACAGATGTTACTCATGGCGGTAAAAGAAAGATAGACAGAATTACATGGTCGCTGCAAGGACGACTAGAGCATGGTAAGATAAAATTTAGAAAGGCAAGTTGGAATGACCACTTTATTTCCCAAATGATGGACTTCCCTTCCCCTCTTAGCCATGATGATTTACTGGATAGCCTTGCATATATAGACCAAGTCAGTGTAGCAGACTACGCAGGCAGTATAGAACTAGACGAATGGGAACCAATGGACGCAATAGCAGGATATTAATTTATGGAAGAGAAAGATTACCTAGATAGTCCACACAGTCAGTTAAGAGAATGGGTGTTAGACAGAGTAGACCAGTGGGAGGACCACAGGAATACTAACTATATGTCTAAATGGGACGAATATTACAGATTATGGCGTGGTATTTGGGCAAACGATGACAAAACAAGGCAGTCAGAGAAGAGTAAATTAATTTCTCCAGCCACATCACAGGCAATTGAAGCTACAGTAGCAGAATTAGAGGAAGCAATCTTTGGAGGCAACCGTTGGTTTGACTTAGAAGATGACATCCTTGACCAAAACAAACAAGATGCAGAGTACATACGTAACTTACTCCATGAAGATTTAACAAAAGATGGAGTTAAGGACGCTATTGCAGAGTGTTTACTTAACGGTGCTATATTTGGTACAGGTATTGGTAAGGTATTAGTACAGGATAAAATGGAAATGGTGGCTATTGAAGAGCCAGTACCGGGAACCATGACTACTAATACTAGAACACAGGAAATACCATACACATGTGTTAAGTTAGAATCAGTATCACCAAAAGAATTTGTTATTGACCCTACAGCTACAACAATAGATGAAGCATTAGGTGTCGCCCACATAGTAATTAAACCAAGGTATATGATTACTAAGGGCATGAAGGATGGTATATATAATGATATGCCATTAGGTAGTTATGACAAAGCAGACTTTGGCTTTGATGAAGAGTTTAGTGACTCTGATGAAGATGACAAAGTAAAGATTGTAGAATATTGGGGATTAGTTCCTAAAAGATTTCTTAGTGGAAACTCAAGCAGCGTAGACCAGTTTGACTACAATGATGATGAGTTAGTTGAAGCAGTTGTTACAATTGCTAATGACGATTGCGTACTAAGAGCAGCAGAAAACCCATACATGTTAAATGATAGACCGTTTGTTGCCTATCAAAATGACCGTGTTCCCTCGAAGTTCTGGGGTAGAGGTGTAGCTGAAAAGGGATATAATCCACAGAAAGCTTTAGATGCTGAACTGAGAGCTCGTATTGACGCCTTAGCACTCACGACACACCCAATGATGGGTTTAGATGCCACTCGTCTACCACGTGGAACGAAATTCGATGTCCGTCCCGGTAAGACAATCCTTACGAATGGCGACCCTAAATCCGTTCTAATGCCACTGAACTTTGGTAGTCTATCCCAGTCGACATTTACCGAAGCAGCAGAGCTAGAACGCATGGTTCAGATGGGTACTGGTGCTATGGACACAGCTAACAGTAACTTTTCCAATCCTCGGAATGGAACTGCTAGTGGTATGTCAATGCTCCAAGCAGCATCTATCAAACGTCAGAAGAGAACGCTAATGAATTTCCAAGATTCATTCTTGATTCCTATGATTAATAAGACTTTAAACAGACGTATACAGTTTGATAACGAAAGATATCCAGCAGTAGACTTTAAGTTTAAACCTTACAGTAGTCTAGGTATTATGGCTAAGGAACTAGAAACAACACAGATGGTACAGTTGTTATCTATGACACCACAAGGTTCTCCTGCATTCTTTGTTATATTAATGAGTATATTTGAAAACTCATCACTGTCTAACAGAACACAGTTAGTACAAGCAATCAATCAAATGATGCAACCTAACCCTGAAGAACAACAGATTAAACAAATAGAAATGCAGAAGTCAATGCTTGAGCTAGAAGAACTTAAAGCAGACATTAATAAGCTATATGCAGAAGCACAGAAGCTACAAGTAGATGCAGGTGATAAAGCATCTAATGAAACTTTAGCTAAGAAACAACTAGAACTAGCTGAGAAGATGGTAAGAATAAAAGGTATACAGTCAGAAACTGCACGTAATGTACCTGAAGTAGAACATCTAAACTCAGAAACTATACTTAATTTGTCTAAAGCAATGAACGGATGACAGATAGAGAAGTATTAGAACAACGATTAGACATGATTCAACATGATGGCTGGCGTGTATTGTTAGAAGAGTACACTAAACTAGCAGAGTCACTTGAAAAAATCTATGACATTGAAGATGAAAAGACTCTACATTTACGTAGAGGTCAGGTATCTTTCCTAAACATGTTTATTAATTTAGAGGAAGCTACCAAACTAGCGTTAGAACAACTGGATTAGTACCAGCTCTAACATTTTTATAACCCCCATAATCTTAAAAGACGGAGGTAAGAAGCATGAGTAGTAAAATTGTAGACCCTGAGGTTCATGAAGAACCAGTAGAAGAGCAAGTAAACGAATCTTTAGAAGCATTAGCTGTAGAGGATGAAGTTAACGAGGAAGTAACTCAAGAGCAAGAAACAACAGAGCCTGAGCTTCCTAAGAAATTTCAAGGTAAGTCCTCATCAGAAATAGCTGAAGCCTATGAGAACCTAGAGAAAGAACTAGGTAGGAAAGGGCAAGAGATTGGTGAACTTAGAAAGCTTACTGATTCTTATTTGCAATCACAGATAAGTTCGCAAAGCCAACAGACTACCACAAGTGAGCCAGCAGATTTTTATGATAATCCTGAAGAAGCAGTCAGGCAAATTATAGATAATCATCCTAGGTTCAGAGAGTTTTCGGAACAGACACAACAGCAACAAGCTGCTTTGACTGCCCAACAACTCGAAAAAGCACATCCAGATTTCCAAGAAGTCATCACTGACGGAGGATTTCAGGAGTGGGTAAATGGAAGTAAAATAAGACAACGCTTGTATAAAGAAGCAGACTCTTATGACTTTGACGCAGCCAATGAACTGCTTACGACTTGGAAAGAAAGACAAATGATTTCTAAGACGAAAGAAGTAAATGAAAGCAAAAAGACTAAAAGAGATACTGCAATGAAAGCAGGTGAAGGAGTATCAAGAGCTTCCGGTGAGTCAACAGCTGGTAAAAAGATTTACAGGCGTGCTGATTTAATACGTTTAAAACAGACTGACCCAAAGCGTTATCAGAGTTTAGAAGATGAAATCTACGAGGCTTACGCAGAGGGGAGGGTAAAATAATAAGATATATAGGAGATATATAAAATGGCAACAGGTGTAATTGGTACTAATAACCAAACAGTCACTACAGCTGCAACTTTTATTCCAGAGTTGTGGAGTGACGAAGTTATTGCCAGTTATCAAAAGAACTTAGTATTAGCTAATTTGGTAACTCGCATCAACCACAAAGGTAAGAAGGGTGATACAATCAACATCCCAACACCGGTACGTGGTTCAGCAACTTCAAAGGGAGAGAACTCGCTAGTAAAGATTCAAGGCGATACTCATGGCAACACAGCACTAAGCATTGACAAGCACTATGAATACTCAGTGCTAATTGAAGATATGGCAGAGGTTCAAGCATTGAGCTCTCTACGTAGATTCTACACAGAAGATGCTGGCTATGCTCTAAGTACACAGGTCGACCTAGACTTGTTTAACAAAGCAGCAGCACTTAACGGTGGTAATGGTACAGCAGGTAACTCAGGTTGGAACAAAGCACAAGTATTTAACAGCTCTGGTGTACTTTCTGACTGGGACCGCTCAGGTACTGGTAATGCTATTTCACTAGCAACTGGTGGTGACGCTGCAATCCGTGCAATGGTAGAGAAGCTAGACCTAGCTGACGTACCACAGGACGGACGTGCAATTGTTCTAACTCCACGTCAGTACACTGACATGTTAGGCATTCAGCGTTATACTGAGCAAGCGTTTATTGGTGACGGTAATGCAATCAAGACTGGTAAGGTTGGACAAATCTACGGTATTGATGTATATGTTACTAACGCTATGGGTACTACTCAGTGTGCTACTGGTTCAGTCGTACATGACATTGGTCTAGTTCTACATAAAGACGCAATGGCTCTAGTTGAGCAACTAGGAGTACGTTCACAATCATCTTACATGCAAGAGTACCTAGGTGACTTGTATACTGCTGACACTATTTATGGTGTTGGTGAGATGCGTGACGCTTCAGGTTTCGCTTTTGTAACTGACAGATAATAGTTAGTTAAACCGTAACCCCTTCTACATGAGGGGGTTATATTTAGCTAATTAGGAGAATTATGGACATAGCTGATTTATTTGACGATACTGCTTTAGACTTAGAACTACAAAAGATAAAGCAAAAGATTGCACAACTATACAACCAATTAGCTGAAAAAGCTTATAAGGTTGAGAATCCAGTAGCTACTCCAGAAGAGGTAGCTGCATTCCTAGAGGAAAATGGATTGCAATTTAAAGATGAAATTAATTCTTTTGAAGATGAAAGCAATGAGCTACAAGATATCTTAGATGAGATGATAAGTAAGGAAGATGTCTTAGAAGAAGTAAAAGATATACAAGCTTCTGCACCTAAAGTAGAATCAGGAACTAAATTAAAAGCACAGAAAGATAAATTAAATTTACCTAAGATGTCGTCTTTACCTGACCCTACTGGTTTAATGGCTACACCTAAAGATGTAATAAAGAAAATATCTAAAGGAACTTACGTAGAACCTAAAGGAAGTACACTACCTAAAAGAAAAACAGTTGTAAGAGATATTTCTTATACTCCTCTTGTAGAACAATTTACGGAAGAGTTAGGAAACTTAAACGAACGTAGACGTATAGGTAGAAAAAGAATGTTAGACAGGCTAGAGTAATGGCATATAAGTTAACTAGAAAACAAAAGAAGTTTGTACCTGTTTATCTTTTTAGAAGAAGGTCGCAAACATCTACGCCAATAGGTCCTCCTGCTTCATCTGAAGAAGAAATAGAAACAGAATCAACTGGCTTGTATTTTATAACTGAAGCGTCTAGCAATGCTAGTCCTGACTACATTATTACGGAGTAAACATGGCAACAACTAAAGTATCAGCCTTACCAGAAACTACCTCACCACAAGCTAATGATGAATTATTACTCAATCAAAGCGGTGTAAGTAAAAAAGTTAAGATTACAAATTTACCAGCAGGTACAGACAATACTAAACTACCACTAGCCGGTGGACAAATGACAGGTAATATTACTATGTCAGGAAGTCAAACTGTAGACGGTAGAGATATATCAGTAGATGGTGCACAGTTAGATACTAACACATCTGCTATTGCAACAAAAGCTCCTATAGCTAGTCCTACATTTACAGGCACAGTTGCAATTCCAAACATAGGTAATTTAGAAGCAGCTGTAACAGCGAATACAGCTAAAGTTACCAACGCTACTCACACAGGAGATGTCACAGGTGCTACAGCACTCACTATTGCTGCTGATGCAGTTACAACATCAAAAATTGCAGATGACTCAGTAACAGCAGACAAGTTAGCTAATTCAATTAATTCTGAAATTGCAGCTAACACAGCTAAAGTTACTAATGCTACTCATACAGGCGATGTAACGGGTGCAACTACACTTACAATTGCAGCAGGAGCAGTTGATATTGCTATGATGAGTGCTACAGGTACAGCATCTAGTTCAACATATTTACGTGGTGATAACTCTTGGGCAACAGTTGCTTCAGGAAATAATACATCTTATGGTTTATATGAACACGCAAATACTATAAGTGCTAACTACAGCATTACAAGTGGTAACAATGCTTTAACAGCAGGACCAATTACAATTAACTCAGGAGTGTCAGTTACCGTGCCAACGGGCAGCACTTGGATAGTAGCATAGGAGATTTATGGCAAAAGTTAAAATACAAGGTAACGCATCAGGCACAGGGGTACTAACTGTAACTGCTCCGAATACGAGTACAGACCGCACGATTACACTACCTGATTCTACAGGTACACTAGCAACGACTGCTGA